GAAGATGGGAATCGGAAAAAGGTGAACGAATCCCACCACCTAGGCCGCGCGCCAAGTTCGGAAGGCGGCGCAGCAGTTCTTTAAGGCTTTACAGGCTTAACAGGCTTAGGCAGGGAGCGCCAAACTTCCTCTAGTTTTTTAGCGTCTTTGGCCATGTCCATTTCAAGCTCAAAATGTAACCACGCCCCGCCTGAGCCTGCACTTTCCTTGGCGTTTTGATAGACCTTCACGCCTTTAACGCCCTCGCCTCGACTGCACCGGTAGCCCCTGCCGAATTCGCCAAAGCTGTAGTCATGCAGCTCACAGAGGCCGAGCGCTTCTGAGTGTTCTAAGAACCAATCCCACGCCTCACGAGCCTTGGCCCTGCCATCTCGAGTGGCTGGATAGCCGATATCGCCAGCAACCCCGAGGCTATGCACTGAAAGGGTTTTTTTGCCGCGCATGTTACGCACTACAAATGTGCCCAGATTGGTAAAGCCCCAGCGCTTACGGCAGAGCTCTACGAATTTTTCAGTGCCAGCAAGTTTGCCTTTACCTGGCTCTTTGACTGGGTAGTAGGGATAAGGGCGGTTGCTCATGGTACTGGTGTCCCTGTTGGTGGGTCTTTGGGCTTGTCTTTCAGGCCGTTGCCTGCAAGTAGTCCGATTAGGCCGCCTGCGAGGGTCATGAGCATAGGACTGAGTACGGCCCAGGCTTCCGAGTCATTGGGGCTCTGTTCCAGAGGCTGTACCACAAATAGCAGTCCGAATATGAGTGAAACGATGGCTGCAACAAATGAGAAAGAGAGCGCTATTCCTACGATGAGGATTAGTCGGGCTTTGATTTCTTCGTTGGTTAGGCGGTTTTCGGGTTTCATGGGCAGCGTCTTTCTAGTAGGCCGGTGGCTTTTGTGGTTTCGCAGTTTTCGCGGACACGGTCAGCGCAACTACTCAGTGTCAGTGCCAGTGTCAATGTCAGCAGTAGGCGGTGCATGTTTTCTCGCTTCTTCCCATAGTTCTAAATAGAAGTCGTGTTCTTCTTCGGTCATTTCTCGGCTGTTGCCGTCTTCGTCAATTTGGATTAATGGTCGTGTCATGGTTAGTTCCTATATCCGTAAACGCGAATAGTGCCACCTGTCATGGTGTCGCCTGCTTTCGACAAGGTAAAGCCAGTATGAGAAACAGCATTAGCATTTAATAACTGAAAAATTGCGCTTCCGTTGGCGCTGTCACTCATGACGCTTCCTGCTGTTCGCAAAGTCTGAAAAGGGTTAATTACGTCTAAAACCATTTCACATGGGTTTCCTGCGGAATTGTTAGCACTAACTACCCAGTTGGGTTGGACAACTGGACTATAAGCAGTTGCTCCACCACCACCCCATGAAAAATAATGCCCCGATATGTAATAAAGCGTAGAAGCATTGTTCAGAGTTATCAAATGCGACGCAGAGCCGTTGCTGGAATTATTAGTAATGATAATTCGGTAGTTCTGATAATCAGCAGAAAAACAATCTGTCACAGGGACGGTGGAAACGCCTGTGCCGACCGTAACGGTCTTGACAAGCCACAGACCGACAGCGTTCATATCCGCAGCGCGTAAAACCTCGCCAGTAGCAAAAGATGGAAAACTCATAACTAATAACCTAACTTGTTGAAATCGAGCCTACCGAAAACGGCATTGTCCAAAATGAGATAAGCGTTTAAATCAGCACCTGACAGGTGGAAAGTAAACGAAGAACTAGCAGGTGAAGCAGACATAGTAACACCCTCCACAATGCACTGATAAGTGGTGCCACGGAACGCCACAGAAACCTGACGGCCCACAGTCTTGCCAAACTCGCCGTTAACACCCATCTTGTCCAACTGGAACGAAGCCTGAGCATCACCCGAACAAGTCACCGAACTAATAGCAAAACGCGCCGTCCCGTAATTTGACAACAAATAGTTGCCGTAGTCAGTTGCCTGAGCTGTGGTTTCGTTCAATGTGTTTGTCTGATAGGTGCGGAACGGTGCCGAAGCCCCCACCTGTGTCACCGTGGCAGCGCCAGCCGTTTCAGGGGTGACCGTGACCTGCGTGTAAAAGTTGTCTGCGAGGCTGTCAAAGTTGATTTGGTTGTAAACCTGATTCGTAGCGTCATTAGCGACATCCGAAAAATTAACTGTGCTAACCGAATTGAAAAACGGTGAGATAACAGTTGAACCGTTGAAAGCAATGCCGTCCCACAAACGGCTGTTCGTGCTTTGACACACACGGTTTACCCAGTCGCCCCAGGTGCTGTTTACAGTTGTAGCAGCAAGACGAGTACTAGACGACAAAGGCAAATAACCAAAGTTCAAACCCGTCTGAATGTTTGCGTTTTGAAACTGGTCAACAATGCTAGAAGCAGCCATCGAGTAGCCGTTACCTTGCATACGGCCCACAGTTGCAAAAGCACCCTCACAAGAAACACTAAGAAAATCAGCAGGGCCGACACCACCATTAAACGGAATGCCGTAAGTTGCGTTTACATCAGTAATTTCTCCGTACCAAATAGGGTTTGCAGTACCTGTGGTGTTTGAAATTCTGATGTATGACCCAGCAACCAACTGGGTAATAGGCGAGGCGTAACCCGTGGGATAGCGCATTTCAAAAGAAGCAATAGAAGCGTTTACAGCGTCAAGTTGTGCGCTCTTACCAATCTTGATTCTGATGTTTTGAACATTGGTTAAGCCAGTCCAGGTCGAGCCATTAGTTGAGTAGGCAACGGTGTAGGACTGGAGAGCCATTAGAAAATGTTGCTCACTCGGATAGGTACTGAACCGTTTTGACGCATGTAGGTACGCAGTGCAGCCACTACGGCTTGAGGGTCTCCGCCGTTTACATGGATAGTGACATTGTTACCGCCACCCATACCGAACTCGCCCATGCGGTCAAGAGGGATTACAGCCTCAGGGCCAGCGCCCTCACCAATGAGTGCGAGGGTTGGGCTCGTAACGATGCCACCCTCAGCAAGCATAGGGATATTAGGAACCTCAAAGCCTTTACCGCCAAAGCCAGGCACCCAGCCAGGCACCTTAAAAGATAGTTTGCCCACAGTGTTATTCCACAGGCTGGCAATGCCATTGAAAATGGTTTTATAAAAGCCGAGCACTGTAGAGAAATAGCCCTTAATCAGGTCAATAGAGCCAGAGACTGCACTTGTAATAAATCTAAAAACAGAATCGACTACAGCCCTGAAACCGTCAAATTTCTTGTACGCAATGACCAAAGCCGCCACAAGCAGACCAATTCCAACAACGATTAGCACGATTGGATTCATGGCCATTACAGCGTTAAAGGCGGCCTGCACTGCTGTAAAGGCTGTAGTAGCTGCAGCCCAGGCAGTCATAGCGCCATTGACGAGAACTATGGCAGCTGCGATGCCACCAATGACACCAGCAACGGTCAAAAATACTGCCGTGTTCTCGCTGGCCCAGTTGCCCATTTGCGTAAGAAAAGGCAAGACCTTTTCAATAATTGGCAGAAGCGCCGCGCCGATGGTTTCTTTAGTTTCGTCAAGTGAAACTTTCAGGCGTTGAAATTGTCCCTCTGCCGTGTTTGCTTTGGTGGATGCAGCACCGCCGAAAGTATCGGCCAGCACACTCATAGCGCCTTCAGCGTCTAGGCCGCCTTTAATCAGGTCTTTAAGTTTCGGGTCTAACTTGGCAAGCGCTTTAGTGTTGCCACCATAAGCCTTAGCCATTGCGTCAGTGACTGCAGATAAGGGCTTACCTGTTGCTGCTGCAATGTCCATAGCGAGAGCGGCGCCCTGCTGGGCCTTCTCGAGTGAGCCTGTCTGGGTGGCAAGTTTCGCAATCGCTGGCCTCAAGTCAGAATCGGTCACGCCAAGCAATTTGCCTTGTGTGCTTATCCAGTCCTCATTTGCCTTAATCTGGGCATCAGTGGCGGCAGTGTTATTTTTCAGCGCTTTGCTGAGAAGCTCCTGTGCGGCTGCATCTTCGACAGCACCCTTGCCCGCGTCAAACAGTGCAGCGCCCAAAGCGCCCACAGCTGCAGCGGCAGGCAGAAAGGCTTTCTTCATTACAAAGCCCGCCTTAGCGGTAGCGCCCTCTAAGGATGCAAACTCTTTCTTAGCCTTCTCAATCCCTTTGGAATTGAACTCAGAGACAATGGGAATAAATACGGCCATTACTGCACCAGCTTTCTATTAACGCTTGCTAAGACTTCTTCAATGGCCTTAAGGATGTCTTGCGTTGCCTGGCCATAAATAAACTTGCTTTCACGCCACATACCGCGCTGAGCCCTGCCGTAGTAGGCATTGAGATTGCGCACAAAAACAGAGCTTGAATCCCGCAAGCCTGCAATGTCAAAGATTGCCCCGCCAGCGTTTTTTTGTGTCAGCGTCACAAGTGGAATAGTGCCCTTAACTGAGCGCCCGCCTACTTGGATAGTTACGCCCTTGCGCACTTTCTTAGGGTCATAGGAAAGCCTGCCAGCGCTCTTACGGCCAGGAGCCATACCAGAGAGCGGGGCCTTGTCTGGGTAAGTAGCTGAGACTCGATTAACCATCTCAGAACCTGAGGCCTTAATTTTGTTCACAGCTTGAAACTTGGTTTTAGAGTCAAGTTTATTGAGCTCAGCCAGCGCCGCCTTCAGGCCATAAATTTCTGTGCTGGCGCTTACGCTCATCTGGTTTTCTTCCTTGACTCATTAATAATACTAATGCAGGTATTCAAGTCGGGAATGTCAAAGGGGATGTCAGGCGGCCAATACCCGCACTCAACTAGCAGAGATGCTAGGGAATGTCGGTAAGTGCCGCCTCGGTAGGGTTTGCATCCTCCTGGTCAATCACCTCGAGTGACACCAGTTGCTTAATGAAGTCATCCAACATAAGTGGGATGCCATGAATACCGGCAAGCTTGGCGGCTTCGTGAGCCATGAAGGCTAAGTCCTCCATGCCGATACCATCGGCCAGCTGTGAGGCTTTGCGCTTGTACTTGCGTTCCCAGTTGACAATTACCATGAGGTTTGTCTTGACAACTGCTGGGCCGTTGCCCAGGTCTATCTGCATTGTTAGCTGCATTGTCGGCTGCTTTCTTTTTGGGGTTTAAGGCGCTGTGATGTCGCGCGTAAAGGTTCCGCCCTGGAAGGTGACCTCAATCATGCTGAGCTCGCCGTAGGTGCCATTAATGGGCTGAAAGGATGCGAGAAATGCGTTCACAATTGTGTACTCAGGATTGCTAGCGGATTCGGTAGCGCCTGCAGGTGAGATGGTGATTTCTGTAGTGCCATCGCCAAGCAAGTCAAAAAGGGTTGCTTCGATAGAAGCAGAGCCGTAAGAGGCGTAGCTCGTGAGCACTACTTCGACCGATTGAAGGCCCTTGACGAACACATGGCCTGCATCTCCAAAGCTGGTGCTTTCCAATGCGTCAAAACCCACTGTGATTGCCGCTGCAGAAGTTAGCGAGGTTACATCAACCTTGGCCCCGCCAGTAGTTGGCGCCAGGTTTACTGTTGGATTCGTGAGGTATGTGGTTGAGCTGGTAGCCATGTTTTAACTCCTAGGTATTAGGTGAGTCGGGGCACCTGTGCTTTGTAGATTATTGCAGATTTTAACGGTCTTTGTGTGCATCACAGATTCTGTGCTTGCATTCTGATACTGAGGTCATAGGCAGGGAACTCTTGGCCACCGACTGAGGCCAGCGCTGGGGTACCGCTGTTCACGGCGACATTCTTGCCGAGTAGTGCAGCTGCGATTGCAAGCAGTGGGCGCAGAGTGTCTAGGTTGCCTGGGCCTATGCCGATAACGCGAACGGGGAAAGTCATAGTGACAATGTGGTTATTAAGCGCTTCGAAGGATGGCGCATCAATAAAAACGCAGTTGCTGTTTAGGTTCCTGGGGTCTGTTACAACCCTGAGCCCTGTGATGGTAGCCAGCGTGGTGCGCAGGTCATCTATGGCCTCATTGAAAAGGTCTGTGTAAGCCATCAGGCCACCGCTGGGCGGTCAATGCCTAGAAGCTGCTTAACCATAGGAGTAAATGCGTTAGTGGTGATGGCTTGCCCCATCTGGTCAAAGCTTGCGAATTGGTCGATGCTGCCGCGCTGTCTGTAATAAGCCCCTGCAAGCATGATGGTGCCGAGGGTGACATCTCCAGAGGGAGAAGTAGCGAGCGCGTCAAAGTAGCCCGCCTCTTGCCTGCGCCGATAGGCGACCTGGCATCCAGCACTAACGCACTGGGCTAAGAATGTGGTCTCATCGGCACTCGGGCTGGTTAAACCGAGCCACAACTGGACTTGCCCGCTATTTACCCATGTGCAGGTCTGGGTATAAACCAAAGAGCCTGGCGGGATTGCAGCGGAACGCTCGAGGTCTGCGCCCTCGTCATAAAACATAACCTGGTTAGGCACAGGCTGATTTGCATCAAAATAAATGTTGCCTTCAGTGTCTGTACCTGTGTAGAGGTACTGGGGCAGGGCGTAAACAGTGTGTGCACCGTTTAGCCCATGCCCTAACCCGCTAAGGGTGATGGATTCGCCCAAAGCAATATCTGTGTTCTCCAGCGTCTGAACAACTGCGTAGTTATCTAGGCGCTGATGAAAAATAACACTGTAGGTAGCCATAGCGGTGACCCGCCTTTCTGACTAATTAAACAGCGGGCCCAAGTGCCCAGCAAGCGTTTTCTTGCATGATGGCACTGGCGAAATAGC